TCCGCGAAGATCACCGACCCGAAGATTAAGCCGGCCTGGAATGGCAAGCGATTTGGGCTGATAGAAAAGTGGCCGGACGATCTCGGATTGTGGGACGAGTACATCTCGATTCGTAGGGCCAACCAAGAGGCCGGGGACCGCTTCGGGATGGGTGCGACAGAGTTCTACCTAGCAAACCGCAAAGCGATGGACGCGGGCGTCTCGATGCTTAGTGATCACTACAACGAAACAGAGACGGAAGACGGGAGGCAGGCGGTCCTATCCGCAATTCAGCAGGCGTACAACAAGATTTGCGACACAAGTCTATCGGCGTTTAAAAGCGAATACCAAAACGATCCCGATCCCGAAGAGCAACCCGAAACGGTTGGTCTAACCGCCGGCAAAGTGGCTTCGAGAATCAGCGGGCTTGAGCAGGGCATGTACCACAGCGACACCGAGCACGTAACCGTCGGGCTCGACATCGGCAAGTATTTTTCGCATTGGGTTAAGGTTGCATGGCGTGGCAACGCTATCGGCGACATCGTTGACTATGGCATCATGGAAACGCCAGGGATGGGCGTAGCTAATGACCCGAAGGCGGTAGCGGCGGCTTTGCTTCCGGCCTTGCACGGATGGCGGGCAGACGTCAAGGCAGATGGCAAGCTAGACTTCTGCTTGATCGATTCGGGCGACTACTCGGAAGCGATCTACGAGTTTGTCCGGCAGGTTGGCGGAACCCCGTTTGCGGCATCCAAAGGATGGGACGCTAAGCGGTTTCATATGCCGAAGGAATCGCCAGAGCGGCGGCCGTTTGCAGAGTGCTACGCTTCGAGACTGCCGAACGAAAGGATTTGGCTTTACAATGCCAACACTGAGCACTGGAAGCAATGGCTACAGGAACGCTTCGCGGTTGCGACGTTCGATGATCAGCAGCAGCGGAACGACGGCACGCTAGCCCTATTCGCATCGCCCAACGATCGGAAAAAGCACTTATCAATTTCGCATCACATCGTCGCAGAGGAACGCCGCGACCAGTTTGTGCCGGAAAAGGGCATCGTCAGAAAATGGACCGTCGTCAACAAAAACAATCACTTTTTAGACGCCCTAGCGTTGGCATGTGCAGCGGCGGGGTGTCTTGGCGTTAGGATTATCCCAAAGCATGAATCGACGCCAGTATCAAAGCAGTTACAAGCACCGCGGCAGAGGCAGATGCTAACGCCGCGGGGCAATCCTTTTCTAGCAACGCAACGAAGGCGATAAGATGGCAAATCGGAATAGGCTACCTAGCACGGAAGTATCACAGGCGGTTCACATTATGGGGCGAACAATTGAAGCAGAGCGGCCAGAGATGACAACGCAAACGACGGCAGTTATTGAACTGCCGCTATCGAGCATTTCGACATCAGGTTACGTGTCAAAGCGTGCCGACGTGAAGTTAACCCGCAAGCAGTGCTTGACACTTCGAGCGGTACTTCGAGGGCTTGAAGATCGCGGGGCAGTGCTTGAGAACGGGCGGCCGGTCAACAACGTTACCCAAGCGGTTCAGTACATTTTGGAAGAGATTGCAAACAGTGCGGAAAAACCGCTTTTCGGTTAACTCTACCGTTTGTCATTTTGTGCCCTATCGTTAGGGCATGGTGATTGCCGACATCGAAAGCGACCTTCTCGATTATGCTGATTTCGAGGAGGTTGCAAGCGTCCAGCGTGCGAAACTCTTTATCACCGCGGCCAAGCGTTGGCTTATTCTTCGCCCTGATTCGGCGTCTAACCAATCGTCATCTCTTTCGGTTGGTAAGTCGTTTGTCGAAGCGATGCTCAAGCGGGCGCAGGATTACGTCGCCGCAAATCAGACACTAGCCGGCGGCGGTCGCGGGTCGGTTCGATTCCTCAGTGCTACGAGGTATCGATGAACGCAGGGCCTAGACGATTTCGCAACCCGAAGGGCTTGCAAGCGACCTTCGATAGTGTGCGTGCCGATTACGATATGAGCCGAGAGAATCGGTTCATCCGTCGCCGAACCGGCGTTAACCCGATGGGCACGGGGCCGGATTACCACTATCGCACCGAATCGAAATACTACGCGGATATCGAGCAAGCCCGCGACATGGATCGCAACGACGGGCTAGTCGGGATACTTGCTGACCGTCGTGTCGATAACATCGTTCAAAGCGGTTTCGTTCTCGATCCAAAGACTGGCGACAAAAAACTAGATTTGGATTTGTGGCAGTTCTTTGAAAATTACTCCAACGATCCTGAATTGTGCGACATCGCGGGGGAGTCAACGTTCCGAGAAATGGAGCGGGTGATTTGTCGCAGCGAATCGATTGATGGTGACATCATCGCGACGGGCACCGAAGGCGGACAGCTTCAGGTTATCGAAGCCCACGCGATTAAAACAAAATCGACGGTTCCCGGCGTTTTTCTTGGCGTTGAAACCGACAAGTTCGGCAAGCGGAATCGGTACTACATTCTCGAAGAGCTGGACGTTCACGGCACGAAAGGCGAGTCAAAGCCGATCGATGTGCGAGACGCACAAGGCGTGCGACAACTGTTCCACATCTACAACCCAAAGCGAGTGCTACAGACGCGGGGCGTAACGCAACTGGCACCGATCTTCGCTTATTCGGGAATGCTCGAAGACATCAACTTTGCAAAGCTTGTTCAACAGCAGGTTGTTTCGTGCTTCGCAATTTTCCGAAAGATGGCGGCGAACTCGACTGGCCTACCGTCATCGGATGCACCCTACGGCGAAACGTCCTCAGAGCAAACGGCGAGCGGGACGCGAACCATCGACGGTATCCAACCGGGAATGGAGATCGTCGGGCAACCTGGCGAAGAGTTGCAAGGGTTTAGCCCGAACGTTCCGAACTCGGAATACTTTCAACAGGTCCGGCTTATCCTCCAGATCATCGGAGTTAATTTCGGCTTGCCGCTTTGTCTTGTCTTGATGGATGGCAGCGAAACAAACTTTAGCGGTTGGCGTGGTGCGGTTGATGAAGCCCGGAAGGGATTTGTTGCGGATCAATTGAATTTAGTTAGGCGTTTTCATTCGCCTTTCTGGCGATGGCTTGTATCGCACCAGATGGAAAAGGACGGGGCACTAAAGCGGGCCGCCAAACGGTCAGGGATCAACGTCTTTGGCCATGTGTGGAACTTGCCGACCTGGACCTATATCGAGCCAGTAGCAGACGCAGAAGGCGATGCAACGCAATTGCGGAACGCCCTAACGTCGCCCCGCAGGATGCACGCCGCACGCGGCAAAGACTGGGAGACGATCGCCGAAGAAATCGTGGCGGATAATTCCTACGCGATCACGGGAGCGATGAAGGCGGCGACGAAGATCAACGAAGCCAACCCCGGAGCGATTCCGGTTACGTGGCGCGACCTTATCCCGCTGGTGATGGCGGACGGTGCAACGCTTGCGATGCAAGATCCCGTAGCGATGGCGGCGAACGCAGGCGGCGAACAAGCAGAGCAACCCGCGGCCGGCACAAGCGAGTTTGCGGGGATCAGTCGCCAACAGTGGAACCGCAACCGAAAAGCGATCAACGAAGTGCTTCAAGAGCTTGCAGCGGGCACGACAAGCGAGACGCGGGCGCGTGTTTTTCTTGGCAGCGTCGGGCTAAGCGACAAGGCAGTGAACGATTTAATCGCAGACGCGTTAGACGGCACGGTTGACACCCCGGAAGTCGTGGAGGATGTGCAGGAATGACGGTAATCAAAATCGATGGCGTAATCGGCAGCCAGCCCGGCGAAGTGTCGCTGGAGTCAATTAAGGCACAACTACCGCCGGCCGGCCAACCATTTGACATTGAGATTCACAGCGAAGGCGGAAGCGTCTTTGAGGGCTTCGCGATCCGCGATGCGTTGGTAGAGCACGGTGGACTGCAAAGGGCGTCCGTGAAGTCGTCGGCGTTTTCAATCGCGAGCTATATCGCAACATCCGCCCCGAAAGTGGACATCACGCCAAACGGCTACCTGATGATTCACCGGCCTTACGCCGGCGTCGAAGGCGACGATGAGCAGATGACAAATCAAGCCGAACTTGTGCGAGACATGCGGGAGAAAATGACCGCAGCATACGCACAGCGAAGCGGTAAGAGCGTCGAAGAGATCGCGGCAATGATGGCACGCGAAACCTACCTAAACGCTGAACAGGCGAAGGCACTTGGCTTCGTTGATGAGATCACAGAAAGGCCAGTAACCGGAAGGGCATTGGCACAGCAAGAGTCCCTGCCGTATGGGGTTGTTGTCGCTCTAAGTGGAGTGACACCCGGCGGCGAACACAGCGAACCGACAACGGAGAAACCAATGTCACAATCGCAACCCGTCGCCGCAACTCTGCAAGAGATCAAAGCGGCATTTCCAAAGGCGAAATCGGATTTCGTCATTCAGTGCCTCGAAAAGTCTTTGCCGCTGGCAAGCGTCGCCGAAGCCGCCGTGGCTGAGATGATGAAAGAAAACGAAGAGCTAAAGGCTCAAGTTGCCGCAATGCAACAGGAGATGGCGAAGGGCCAAGCCGTAGAGCACGAAGACGAAAAAGAGGATGAGGAGATGATGGCTCAAGCCGTCCAGGCTAAGGCGAAAAAGGGCGTCGCACCTGTCGCCAAAGCCAAGCAGTCATCCGGCCCGTCCGCTCGCCAGCGATGGGACGAAGTAGTCTCCGAAGCCCTAAAGCAGACGGGCGGCAACAAGGCCAAGGCGGTTGCACTTGCAAATCGCCAGAACCCCGGCTTGCGTGCTGAGCTTGTCGCGGAAGCCAACGCGGCCCGCTGATTTCAATCAACACCGAACACATAAGGAATCGAAAACATGAGTCAGTATGTCGACAGCAACGTTAAGACGTTCATCGCGGACGAAGCAATCGCGCAGCACTTGCGGGTGAAGCTTGACAGCGATGGGAAGGTTACCAAAGCCGGGCTGACCGATCGCGACATCGGCACGGCAGAAAACGCCGCATACGCTTCGGGCGATCCGATTAGCGTAAGGCTTCGGACCGCTTCGGGAACTTGCAAGATGGTTGCCATTGAAGCCATCACCGTAGGCTCTTTGGTCTACACAGAATCAGACGGCAAGGTCCAAGACACCGCGGCATCGACGGCGTTTTTGCTTGGCACTGCAATGGAAACCGTAAGCGGTGACAACTCGGTCATCGAAGTATTGCGGTACGCTCACGGCGACACGGCCGCGACCTGATAGCCGGACGAAAACCAACAACACAACAAAAAAGGATTTGAAACATGAGTA